CGGGGCAGTTACACGCGGACATGGTTATAGCGAACCTGATGCCGGTCGCATCGAGCGTCAGCAGGGTTGCGTTGCCGGGCTTATCGGATAAGCAAGACGTGTATGATTGGTTCGCGCAGGGCGGTACAACGGCGGAGCTGGCGCAGTTAGTGCAGGCTGCCGAGCCGTTATCTGTCGCGCCGGACATGGTAGAGCCTGACACAGAGCCGCGTGCGGATGTGTTTGAGACATACGATATTAACTATCTGCGCAACATGCCGCCTGTCGAATGGTTAGTCGATGGCGTGTTCACCAAGCATGGTTTCAGCGTGCTGTATGGTGAACCGGGCGCCGGTAAGTCATTCGTTGCGATAGATATGGCGCTGTCGCTGGCTTACGCGAAGGCGTGGCACACGCAGGCAGTGGCACCGGGGGCGGTGTTATATATAGCCGGTGAGGGCGTTGGCGGATTAGGCAAGCGGATAAAGGCATGGCAGGCGCACTATAAGATGACGCATGAAGTGCCGTTTCATGTGCTGCCGGTGGCTGTGCGGTTCCGCGAGCAAGGGGATATCGAGAGACTGTTGCGCACGATTGACGAGCTCGGGCTGACGTTCAGCGCTGTGTTTATCGACACGGTTGCGAGGGCGTTGCTCGGCGGTGATGAGAACAGCTCGACGGATATGGGGCTGTTTGTGGATGCGTGTGAGGCTGTAAAGCGGCACACAAGGTCTGCGGTTGTGGCGATACATCATAGCGGGAAGGACGCGGCGCGGGGTATGCGTGGGTCAACTGCGTTGCTGGGTGCGTGTGATACGGTTATCAAGACGGCGAAGCTAGAGAGTGTTGTCACGCTGTCGGTGGAGAAGCAGAAGGATGCAGAGCCTATCCCGGATATGTGCTTCGAGATGATGCCGGTGGCGCTTATCGATGATGTGTCGGTGGTGATGAAGCCGGTGGATGCGCCGAGCAAAAGCAGGCGTGTGAAGCTGACAAGTGACCAGTCGATAGCGTTGCAGGCGTTGCGTAATACAGCGGTTGAGCTGGGCAGAGATAGGGTCACAGTGACGGCTTGGCATGACGCGCACCGTGTGAAAACCCCTGATTTAACGAGTGGCAAGCGCAGGGATGCAAGGGCAGCATTACAGCAAAAGCGTGTGATTTTCATAGAAGACAACAAAGTATGGTTAAACAAAGACTTGGGAGATAATGTGTGATTGTAAAATCGTTAAATCACACGTCACATCACATAATCACATGGTGTGTGTGTGATGTGAAAAACCCTATAGGGGTTTCACATTCACATATCACACGCGGATAAGGGGTAGAGTAATGGCAAAGCAGAGAAGAGTAAGGAAGCCTGATAGTACAGGAATGAGGCGGTTGCTTGGGACGAAGGTAACAAGCGAGGCAAGCTATCGTAAGATACAGAATAGCCTGACAGAGCATGATAGGGTTGTGTCTGAGTATGAGCGCAAGTGGGGCATCGATAGATTGCCGTTGCTAGTCGATGAGGCATTGCGTGATAGGTACTGGCAACAGATGGATAGGCTGAACGCGGCTATCGATAAGGAAGACCCGATAGACGTTGAAGAGCAGGTGGCTGTAACGATACGCGCTTATGCTGCGCTAGAGCAGAAAGCTACCGAGCTTGGCGCAAGGCAGATAGAGCAGATAGCGTGGACTGCGGCAATGAAGGATGGCGGTGTGATAGCACTGGTGCGCAACAGACACGACGTGCCGGAGATGAAAAAGGAAATGCCAGACGCGCTGGTGTATTGCATAGAAGAGGTCGCGGCTATCGTGAACGCATGGTCGGCTGATAACAAGCTGGTTGAGAAGACGCGTAGCATCTTTGCGGATATGGGTGCGACCGTGACTGACGTTAAGACAAGCAAGGAGATACTCGATGACGACATCCCATTTTAGCGAAAACAAAAGGCCGTGGTCTGTCATGCCGATGCGTGCCTTCGCGGACCGTGAGATAAAGGAACGCGAGTTAAGGGTGCTGGGAGCGCTGTGTAGCTTCACGAACAGAGCTGGGGTGTGTTGGCCCAGCATGGAGACACTGTGCAACGTAGCAGGCTACGCAGAGCGCCGTAGCGTGCATGATGCGGTGAAGCGATTGAAGGTGCGTAAGTATGTGCGACAGCTCCACAGCAAGGACTATCAGATAGCGGCTAGCGGGTGGAAGACGAACAGGTATCAGGTGCTGTGGGAAGGCGATGAACCAGTGCCGACTTACGAAGACATACACATTGCCAAGCCGTTGCAGTTGCGTGCGGACCAAGATGACGCTCCCATAGAAGAGAAGGGGAGTATGAGGGGTGGAGACGAGAACACACACACGCGAGCCAGTGAGGTCTGCTGGGCCTATATCAGGGCTGTTCAGCAGGCGACCGGGCAGGTGCGCCTGTTCGATAACGAGATAGCGCACGCACGTCGTCTGGCTATGCGTGACATCTGCGCGGCTGACGTGAAGGCAGCTACGTTGAACGTATGTGATGAGGCTATACAACGAAGGGCAGGGGTTCCTTCGCTAGCTGACGTGGTGCATCACTTCGATGTACAGGCAGACAAATGAACGTTTGCTTTTGTACAGCGCAGGGGCGCAAAAATAACGCGTGGCAGAAAAGCGACCCTTCGGCCCCCGCCCCCTGCTATGCTATACGGGGGGTGTCACACAAAATTTTCGGGAGAACTGACCGATGATGTGCGTTAAATGCAAAAGCAAAACCGCTGTGACCGAGAGCCGCCTCGACGGCAACGAAACGCGGCGACGGCGTAAATGCAAATCATGCGCCCACGCTTTTTGGACACGCGAGACTATCGACAAGGCGCAGCCGGCGCGGAAGCCGAAGCCACGCCCACCGGCGCCAAAGGCGAATAGACAACCCGGTCGTCCGCGTAGTACCATAAGCGACGAGCGCGAGCTGTGGCGCGAAAGCACAGATGCGTCATTTACACTGAGGGAGCTGGGCCTTGATTGATGAGATACTACGCTGCCGGGAATGCGGCACAGAGCATGACCACTATAACGACCTATATCACCCCGGCGAAAGCACTGGCGGCTTCTGCCGGCATTGCGGCGGCGAAGACATCGAGGAGTTGCCTGTCGTCACATTTGCGACTGGCGATGGCACGATGGCGAAGTTAATGTCGAATGGGCAATGCCCGAAATGTAAGACAGCGCTGAAGGGCGAAATGAAGTGCAACACATGCGGCTTGGAGATTGTTAATGTATAGACGCGATATTTTAGAAACGGCGACGCAGTACGTCACGAAGGACCGCGCTGCGGACCACGGTAACATGGAAGACAACTTCAAGCTCATCGCGGAGTATTGGTCGTTGCATCTTGATTGCGACGTTGCGGCTGATGATGTTGGTGTTATGATGGCGTTACTGAAGGTTGCGCGTATGAAGGGCAACCCGGCACATGGCGATAACTATATCGACGGTTGCGGCTATCTAGCCTGCGCCGGGGAAATCGCAGATAGGATGTACGGCGATGACTAAGCCACCGACCATTCGCAATAAGCGGCACGCGCTGTCCAGCCCCGACGCTGACAAGCGCGAGGCAGTTGTGCAGGAGCTAGAGGCTATCGGCAGCGCCGAGGCCACTGATATTATCACATGGGATGCAATGGGGCAGATACAGCTCACGCCGTCCAGCCAGTTGTCGGAACGCGCCCGGCGCGGTATCAAGAAGGTGAAGGTAACGCCAAACGCGCACGGCAATCAAATCGAGGTGGAGATGCACGACAAGCTATCTGCCCTGCGGCTGTTGGCAAAGCATCGCGGATTGCTGGAACCGAACAGCGACGACCAGCGCCCATCGATGATAGGTATTAACGTGACTGGCCCGAAGACGACGACGTATGAGGTGAAGGATGTCAGCGGAGATAACGAGGATGAAGCACAATAGCTTTGTGCGGTTCTTCAGCGAATACCAAGTCTGCGACCATTGCGGTCAGGAGACACGCGGCAGGTGCTACGCGGAAACTGAGCAGGTCGTCTGCTCGAAGTGTAAGGGCGTGCTGTTGGACATGGACGCGATGGATGAAGAGCATGACGTTACGTTTGTAATGTTTACGCCCGACACCGACCCAGCGAAGGAAGCGCTAGAGCGACAGGTGCGCGAGCTAACGCATGAACTAAACTGCGCTATGGCAGCGCTACAAAACCTTGAGGAGAGGCTAAATGATGAACGCGGCTGATATGACCATCGATGAGTTCAAGGCGGAGCTGAAGCGATTGAACGATAAGACCGTTAAGTTTTGGGAAGACGGCGACTACCACATGACGAAGAACCGTGGTCGCTTTGGCGCACAAGCTAGAATGGTTCTGCGCCGGCGCAACAGTCCGGGGTCGAAGTGATGTTCGAGTACATGATAATGTACTGCATGGTCGTTGGCCTTGGCGACGCTACGCAGGCCCGGTGCAACATTATCCGCACTGGCAGCTATATGAGCAGGCCGCTATGCAAGAGAGCCGCCCAACTGCGTGAGAACAACCTGCGCTGGTTGCATTATGAGAAACACGGCTTCGGTGAACGCTCACCCGCCTTTGTTGCCGATAATTTTTGTCAGGAGAAATCTATCTAATGGCTAGAGCGCCGAGAGCGACCGATAGGTCTAAACGCAGAACCAAGAAGGCCACGACAGATGCACTGTCCGGCCTTAACTTAGATTTTAGTGAAAGCCCGACCACATGGGATTTTTTGAACGACGACAGTTTTGTGAGGGGTTTACTTGGACCAGTCGGCTCTGGGAAGACCTTTGCATCATTAGCGGAGGTCATGTTGCGTGCTGTCAAGCAACCTGCTTCGCCAGTGGACAATGTAAGATATACGCGTTTTGCCGTAATCAGAAACAGCTATCCCGAACTGCGCACAACGACAATTAAGACGTGGCAGGAGATATTCCCTGAGAACACATGGGGGCAGATGCGATGGTCGCCGCCTATCACGCATCACATCAAGCTGCCACCGCGTGACGGCAACCCCGGCCTCGATTGCGAGGTTATCTTTTTGGCGCTAGACCAACCCAAGGACGTGCGAAAGCTACTGTCACTCGAACTGACCGGCGGCTTTATTGACGAGGCGCGTGAGCTCCCCAAGGCGGTAGTCGATGGCTTGACATCGCGTGTCGGTCGTTACCCTACCAAGAAGCACGGCGGCTGTCCGTGGCGCGGTGTTTGGATGTCTACCAACCCAATGGATAGCGACCACTGGTGGCACAATCTCGCTGAGAAGAACCCCATCCGTGGCAAGTATCCGTGGCGCTTCTACAAGCAACCCGGCGGCGTTACCGAAGGCACGAAGGAACACGAAGACCACATCTTCAGCGCTGGCAAATATTGGATTAACAACCCGAAGGCGGAGAACACCAACAACCTACCGCCCGGCTACTACGAACAGCAGCTTGCAGGTAAAACGCTGGACTGGATACAATGCTACGCTGGGGCGCAATATGTTTATGTGCAGGACGGCAAGGCGGTGTGGTCGGAGTTTAGCGACAGCCTAATGTCCGGCGACGTTGAGATAGAGCCGGGCTGGCCTGTCCATATCGGGCTTGACTTTGGTTTGACGCCAGCGGCTGTGTTTGGTCAGAAGATGGCTAACGGCAGATGGCACGTTGTGCATGAGCTGGTTGCCTTCGACATGGGCCTAGAGCGGTTCTGTCACCATCTCATGGCGGACATCAACACGCACTTTCCTAAAAGCGAAATCTTTATCTGGGGTGACCCGGCGGGTGCAAAGCGCGATGAGATATTCGAGGTGACCGCGTTTGAGCATATGCGCACCATCGGCCTGCGCGCACAACCAACAGCGTCTAACGACTTCATGGTTCGCCGTGAGGCAGGTGCCGCGCCAATGAACCGGCTGATAGACGGCAAGCCCGGCCTTATCGTAAACCGTAGCTGTGCGCGTGTACGCAAATCGCTAGCTGGTGGCTATCACTTCAAGCGTGTTGCGATGGGTGGCGGTCAGGAACGCTTTAAGGATGCACCAAACAAAAACGAACACTCGCATGTCGGTGACGCATACGGTTATCTGATGATGGGGTCTGAGCATCGCAACATGACACGCAATAGTCACCGCAGCGGAGCGATAAAGCCAATACAGGCAAACATGGATTTTAATGTTTTCTAGCAGTAAAGAAGTCAGCATTATACCGTTTCACTGGACGCACCCCTTCCACATGGACCTGCGCGAGTTCGAGAAGGCGTATTTCAAAAACGTGTCTGACTACCCGGAGCGGTTAAAAGTGTACGCGATGGAGCCACACTGCTACACCGCTTTGCATAAAGGCGACATGGCGTGTTGCTTCGGCTTCAACGAGCTATGGCCCGGCGTTGCCGAGGGCTGGTTGCTGACAACACCCATAGTTGAGCTCAATCCGATATCACTTACGCGTGGTGCTATCAGAGTGTTTAATCACGTTGCTATCGAAATGCAATTACATCGATTGCAGTTGGTGGTTGATGCGCGTAATCAGCTTGCTATCAACTGGGCTACTGCGTTAAAATTCAACCCAGAGGGTCGCCTATCTAGGTACGGCCCAGACAAAAGCGACCACATTATGTATGCGAGGAACTATGGGTAGTTTATTCGGTGGGCGTCCAAGCGCCCCAGCACCAGACCCGAAAGTAACTGAAGCGCAGGAGCGTCAGGAAGAGCGCCTCGACGCGCAAGAAGAGCAGAAGATGCGCCAGATTGAAGCGCAACGTCGCGCTCGTCGTGTCGGCGGTCAGCGTCTGTTGCTTAGTTCTGAGCGCGAGACACCATCAACAGGCATCAAAAAAACGTTAGGAAGTTAGCATGGGCGGATTTACCAGAAGACCAAAAGTAACACCAAAGGTTGCAGAGGCGTTCACAGACCTTGCTGACAATTCTAATGTTAAGTTATCGCCCGAAGATACGCCGGGAACGCAGGCTTATTCTGACGCTAAAGCAAAATCAGCCGCACTGCGCGCAAGAAAAGCTGGCGGTCAGCGCTCATTGTTGGGCGGCGGTCGGTCATCGGGAGCCGCTGAAACACAAACAAAATTAGGAGCAGGTTAATGCCGAAGGTAGTTTCCAAAGACGGTAAGGCTCGCACATTTGCCTATACGAAAGCTGGCATGGGTGCGGCTAAAGAATACGCCAAGCAAACTGGCGGACGCGTTACAGGCGCATCAATGAAAACTAAAATGGCAAAGAAGAAAAGCTATGGAAAAGAAGCCTAAACCAGTCTGGGATAAGAAGCGCCCGAAGAGCGCCGGCAAGCCAAAAGGTTTAACACCTGCGCAGAAGCGTTCTGCAATGCGCGCCGCTTCCAAGGCAGGCCGACCTTATCCAAACCTTATCGATAATATGAGGGCAGCGCGTGACTAAGAAGGCGCACCAAAACCCGAGCGGTGGCTTAAATGAGGCCGGTCGCAAACACTTCGAGAAGAAAGACGGCGGCAACCTAAAGCGCCCGGTAAAGTCTGGCACCAACCCACGCCGTGTTTCTTTTGCCGCAAGGTTTGCCGGTATGGCTGGACCTGAGAAAAAGGATGGCAAGCCAACACGGCTTGGTTTAGCACTGCGCGCATGGGGCTTTGGGTCTAAAGATGCAGCGCGTAACTTCGCGCAGAGGAACAAAAAAACATGATGA